ATATCAGTTGTATATACTTGTGTTAAAACATTAAGTGACACATTAGCAAAATTACCTCTTAATATTTGCCAAGATAAAAAACCTGATAAATTAGATTATAGATATTATCTTCTTCATAATCAACCTAACAATTATACTACATCTCAAACATTTATTGCAGCACTTGAATATTATAGAGCACTTAAAGGAAATTCATTTGCAAGAATATGGCGAGATAATTTAGGAAGAGTTGATTCACTTCAACTAATTCAACCAAGTCAAGTTAAAGCGTATGAAGTTGTAAACAATGAATTGTATTATACTTATATAGATGCAAATAATAATGAAATTAAAGTAAATGGAAGTGAATTATTGCATTTTAGAAGCATAACAAGAGATGGAATTTGGGGTATAAACCCAATAGAAGCATTAAGACTTAATGTTTCAACCACTTGGCAAGGTTTAAATACCATTGATAATTTCTATAAAAATAATGCCACAACCCCAAAAGCAATTCAATCTACTGTAACTACTTCCAATGTAAAATCAATGGAAGAGGCAATGATAAAAATGAAGAATCAATTAGCTGGTTCTAATAATGCAGGGCAATGGACTTTATTGCCTCCTAACACTGAAATAAAAGATTTACAAATGAATTTGGCTGATGCAGAATTTATTAACACAATTAAATTCAACACAGGTCAAATTGCTGCACTTTATGGCATACCAGCACACTTAGTTGGATTGATTGAAAGTTCGAAGTTTGCAAACGTTGAACAAATGATGATGGAATTTCGAGCAACAACGCTTACTGCAGTTTGTAGAATGTATCGTCAGGAATTTGAAGCAAAACTTTTAACAACTCAAGAGATAATAAATAATAAATCAATTGAATACAATTTAGGAGCATTAGTTGAGGCAGATATGGCCACAAGATATGAAACATATAGAAAAGCAATATATTCTGGTTTTATGCCTCCTAATTTTGCAGCACTTCAAGAAGGAATGGATGAATTTCCAGGTGGTGAAAAACATTATTTCCCATTAAATTATGCTGCTATAGAAGATGCAAAACCTGTAAAAGATAATACACAAGCACCCAACGAACAATGAAATTAACAAATATTTAAATAACTAAAGATGATTTACTTAATATAGTGAATGTATGAAAGGCAAGAATAAGGGGAAAGAACCTTGGAATAAAGGATTGACTAAAAAAGATTATATAAAAAGACACGGAGATAATTGCAAACACAACTAAAAAATGTGCACGTATAAAGATATATATAAAAATAAATAATTCAATTTATGGCAAAGAATGATATTGAGTATAGATATTTTGATGCTGAAGTAACTGAAACACGTACAATTCTTGATGGTGAAAAAAGATTCCTAGAAGGGTATGCAACCAGATTCAATACCAGATCAAAACTATTATTCGAAAATGGAAGGATATTTAATGAAGTTATTGCTCCAAATGCCTTTGATAATGTGATTAAAGATGAGAGAACAGACGTTCCTATGAACGTAAACCATCAACGTGGAATGTTATTAGGAAGAACTAAGTCTAAAACCTTAAACCTATCAATAGATGAAAAAGGACTTAAATTTCGTTGTGAAATTCCAAACACAACAACAGGAAATGACACATATGAACTTGTTAAACGTGGAGATTTGTTTGAAAACTCGTTTGCATTTAGAATTTCTAAAGAAGGTGAACAGTGGTCAAAAAGTGAAGATGGAACTGCACTAAGAACAATTACAAATATTAGCAAATTAGCTGATATTTCAGTTGTAACAGATGCAGCATATCCAGACACAACTATTGCTGCAAGATCATATGATGAATTTGAAAAACCTGACCCAAAAGTTGAAGAAAAAAGAGAAGATGTAGAACTCTTAAAAATGAGAATGCATACTGAACTCTTAAAACTTAAAATGACTATAAAATAATGAAAAAAATAAATGAACTTACATCAGAACGTGCTGATTTAGTTACCAAAATGGAAAGCATTCTTGCTAATGAAGTGGTTACTCCTGAACAACGTGCTGAATGGACTGGTTTCGATACCAAAGTGAAAGAAATTTCTACTGAAATCGATACTCTTAAAAGACAAGAGGAATTAAATAAAATGAATCTTAAAAAAGTGGAAAATCCTATCGAACAAACCGAAAAAAGAAGTCTTGGACTTGAATTCCGTGACTTCCTTAAAAATGCTGTTGAAAAGAATGGCAAACGTGAATTTGAAACCAGAGATTGGTTAGCATCCAACCCAACTGATATTATTCAAAAACAAATTGCAAGTAAAGTAGATATTCTTACTTCTCCTGCAGAATCATTCTTAAGAAGTCTTGGTGTTACCTTTTATGAAGGTTTAACAGGAAACTTTGTTGTTCCTGCAATGGCACAAGATACTGCAACTTTTCCGGGCGAAAATACAACTGCAGTTGATGCATCAATGGTGACTGTATCTCTTACAATGGCTCCACGTAGAGTTACTCACTTCCAAAGAATTACGAAAGAAACTTTGGCACAAACTAACCCAGGTATCTATAATGGTATTGTTCAGAACTTATACAATGGCTTATGGAATGCTATTACTTATGATGTATTTGATAAACTTGAAACAACTGCTGCATCACAAATTGGACAAAAAGCAGGTTCAACTTATTTAACATATGTTGACTTACTTAATATGGAAGCATCAATTAATGCATTAAACATTCAAGCTCCTGCTTATATTACTACTCCAACTACAAAAGCATATCTAAAAGGAACTGTTCAGTCAGGAACTTATAATATGATTTGGAATGGTAATCAAGTTAATGGTTATAATGCATATGCTTTACCAGCAGCAAACGTTAAGAAAGTTTACTTCGGTGACTGGACTAGAGAAGCAGTTGGTCTTTGGGGAACTCCTGAAATTATAGTAGATCCCTACACCCGCGCCGCTTACGGAGAGATTGTACTTACAATTGTAGGATTGGTTGATACTGGTTGCTATAACCCAAGAGCATTCGTTATTATGAATGATAGTTCTTGCTTAGGTTAAGCATTTACTTAATGAATATATAAAAAGGGATATAGGGACCTACCCTTTATCCCCTTTTTTAATTAAAATAATTAAGTTCAATGTTCTATTTAACACTATATGGTTTAGTATCAACTACACAATTAACCAAAACAAAAATATCATATCCTCTTTCATTAAGTGAAGTTAAAAGACATCTCAGACTTGATAATGATTTTGTTGATGATGATGATTATATAATGACTTTAATAAATGCAGGAACACAAATTGCTGAAAACTACATTGGAAAAGATATTGCTTTGACTTCAAATACATTAAGGATTGATAATTTTGGAACATTTTTAGCAAATAATCAAAGTGTTAATATCACTGCAGGTTTTAATGGAGATTATATAAAAATCTTTGACGGAAATTTCCTTTCTGTTACAAGTGTTTTAGATGGAAATAGCAATCCAATAGGCACAATCGCACAAACATCAAAACACGAAGATTATTTTCTTATAGAATGGGTGCAATCTATCACAGGAGACCCTATAACAATCAATTATCTGACCGGATTTAATGATACTATTACTATACCAGAAGTGATAAAACAAGCTATTCTAGTGAAAATTTCAGACCTGTATGACAGTGAAAGAAGTTCATATAATTTCAATAGTAGTAAGAAGGGTGATGTATTTGAAAACCTATTAAACTTTTACAAAAATTATCAATAATATATGGATTCACTTGTAACAAGTTCATTAAACTACTTAATAACAATTGAGAAAGAAACTACAACTAAAAATGCAGTAGGAACTCCCATAAAACAATGGGGTGCTTTATGTACTTGTTATGCAAATGTATATTCTAAATCAGATTCTTTACTCTCATTATCAGAAGGTCAATTATCAAATACATCTATCATATTTACAATAAGATATAGAAGTGATATAGATTATTCTTGTAGGATTTTATTTGAAAATATATACTATAAGATAATAGGATTAAATCTAATAAGAAGAAAAGTAGGACTTAAATTAACAGGTGTAGCTTACAATTTCAAATAATACAAATAAATGACAGAACAAACATTTGAAATAGACGGTCTTAAAGAACTTCTAAGTGCATTGCAGGAATTGCCAGATTATTTACAGGATAAAATTATTAAAGCATTTCTTGTAAAAGCTGGTAGAAAATTTGTTGTTGATGATTTAAAAACTTCACTTCCTTATTCACAAACTATTGAAGGACACGGAAAATTAGAAGGTAGACAAAGATTTAGAGTTGTTACAGACCCAAATAATAAGAATGCAGTTTTTGCAGGTGTAAGTATGGATTCATTTTGGTTAAGATTTGTGGATTTAGGAACTAAGGAAAGAGGAACATTGAATGTAAAAAACTCAAAAAAAATGCATTTCAGAGGTTCTATTACAGCAAGAAATCAAGTAGAAAAAGTAATTGATAGCGAAATACAACCAATTATAGATTATGCAAGGAATGAATTTGGTAATGAAATTGAAAAGAATTTACAGAGAAGAATTAAAAGAATTAATAAAATAAATAATGCATAATGAGTTTTCAAACTAACATAGCCTCAATAATGACATCTGATGCAGTTTTAAATTTATTAGTTGAAGACATATGTTTTGACATTCTTCCATTAGATTTTGAATTAACAAAAGATTGGATAGTATATAATTATAGAGAAAGTGAAAGAATAGATGTTATGGTTCAAAAAAATGTTCTTACGAAATATTCATTATATGTAAAAATAGTATCATCAGACACTAATAATCTTCTTACTATAACAGATGAAGTTAATTCATATTTAACAAAATATACAGATTCGAATGTATTAGATATTGCATTTGTTAATGATAATCATAACGCTGGAATTGTAGATGATAAAGATATATTTGAAAATACTATTGAATATACCATCACATATAAAAATTAAAGATGAATATATATATATATAAATAAAATAAAT